GACCTGGGGTCCGCTGGCGATCGACATGTTATTGATGAGCGACCGTAGCGCAGCGTTAGTCGCATCCTGGATATCGGAGAGAATATCAGGCAGAGCGTTTCCAACAACGGTTCCGGGGACCTTCTCGAAGCTGGTGACATAGTAGGGCGGCCGCTTTCTCAAACTGGGGGAGAGCTGCACTTTGATGATATATCGGCCGATCTTGAACGCATCGACGAAGTAGTCGCGCATCGGATCGGGAATCTCTTCCTCGGTGAAGCCGTGCCCGAGCAACAGCTCGCCCTGCACGTAGCCGTGGTACTCCAGCATGTCGATCATGCCGGACTGATTCATCCGCGGGTCTTCGCGCGATTCTGCCAGCGCCCGCGGCGTCTCCGCCGTCGAGGCGTTGACCTCGACATAGCCGGTGCGGCCGTACCACTTGAGCACTTCCAGGATGGCGTCGTCGTTGTAGCCGGGCAGCCCGATGAGCTGGTTCAGGTCGGCGCGGGTGACGCGGCTGCGCTGGATCACAGCCGCGTCCTTGATGTTGGAGACCCCCGGAGTCCACCAGACATCGAACGGCGACACCCGCTCCCAGAACATCTGCGGCTTGTCGACCTGGGTGGCGACGCCATTGGCCCAGACCACCTGCGGCGTAACCCGGACCACCGGCCCCTTCAGGCAGGCGAACGGGAACAGCGGCAGGTCGACCAGGAAATCCGCCAGCGCTTCGTAGAAATTGCCCTCGACCAGGATGTCGTCGAGCCGGTGGAAGGCGACCTCGGACTCGGTCCTGGCCCGCTTGATGGCGGCGCGCTTGGCGGCAGCCATCAGGCTCTTCATGCGATCGCGGACCATCTCCGGCGCCGGCTGCTCGCCGAGCCGGGTCATCGTCTGGACCTCGACCTCGATGAGGTTCTTGACGTCGCCCATGATGTCTTCGGGCAGCGTCGGGTCGGGCGTCGGCTGCAGCCCCCACGGCTTTTCGGTGTTCAGATACACATCGCGGAGCAACGAGGTTGCTCCGCGGCACTTTGTGGCGATCAGGCGGGCGTATATTTCCGAGCCGCCGAAGCGCTTGATCTCGGCCAGCTTCGAGCCGTCGTAGACGCCGTTGAACACCCGCATGGCGTTGATCAGCCGGTCGGTCCACCCATTCGCCCCATCCCGGTGGCGCATCATGATCGAGAATTCGCCGTCGATGAAGGCGACGAGCGAACTCGTCAGCTGGCTTTCGTCCTTGGCGGCATCCTCGGCAGCGACACGCGCTGCGTCAGCCTCGGCTTCCTGGCGCGTCAGCTCGTCCGGTGACACCAGTTGAAGAACTGCCATCTAAGGGATACCCATTTGCCGAGCAATACACCCAAGAGTAACGCGATGACAACTGACGCTGAAATTTTTGCCGTCGACTTCGCCACATTGGCGCGCGAAATCGCCATGGACATCTTCCCCCTGGCGCAAATCCTCGAACTGCACAAGCTCGATGACGTCGAATGGGCGCGCATTTCGGAGAACCGCCGCTTCCAGACGATGCTGGAGCAGATGGTCACCGACTGGAACTCCGCCGCCAACACGCGGCAGCGGGTGAAGATCAAGGCGGCGACCGGACTGGAGTCCGTGCTGGAAACCTACATCGCCGAAATCCTCGACACCGGCATCCCGCTCACCCAGCGCGTCGAGGCCGGCAAGTTCCTGGCCCGGCTTGGCGAACTGGACGGCAACCTCATCGAGGGCGGCGGCGCGGATCGCTTCTCGATCACCCTCAATATCGGCGCCATGCACAAGCAGCTGGAAGACCTGAAGGTGATCGAGGGAGAGCTGGCGTGAGTATCAGTTACACCGCGCCGAAAACCTGCGCCGATTTCATGAACTCCCCCGCCTTCGTGCGGATCATCGTCGGCCCGGTCGGCTCGGGCAAGACCACGGCGACGATCATGGAAATCCTGCGCCGCGCCATCGAACAGGCGCCAGGGCCGGACGGAAAACGACGCACCCGCTGGGCAGTTGTGAGAACCACGCTCTCCCAGCTGAAGATGACCATCCTGCTCGACCTGCTGAACTGGTTCCGCCAGATCACCACCTACAAGGTTTCCGAGCAGCTGGTGACGCTGAAGTTCGCCGACGTGGAGGCCGAGATATACCTCATCCCGCTGGAGGACGAGGAGGACCAGAAGCGCCTGCTCTCCATGCAGCTGACCGGCTGCGTGATGAACGAATGTAGCGAGCTTAGCGTGGATTTGCTTTCGGCGATAAGCGGCCGCTGCGGCCGCTTCCCGTCGAAAGCCGACGGCGGCCCGACCTGGTTCGGCCTGCTCGGCGACACCAACGCGCCGATCGAGGGCTCGGACTGGTGGAAGCTGCTGGAGCTCGATCGCCCATTCGACTGGGCGGTGTTCCGGCAGCCGAGCGGCCTGTCGCCGGAGGCCGAGAACCTGGAGAACCTGCCGCCAGGTTACTACCAGCGCCTGGCCGAAAACCCCAACCGCGACTGGGTACGGCGCTACGTCGAGAGCGAATATGGCGAAGACCCCAGCGGCGTCGCGGTCTACCGTGAATCGTTCAAGCGCTCGTTCCACACCTTCGACGATCTGGAGCCGGTGCTCGGATTCCCGCTGATCATCGGCCAGGATTTCGGCCGCAACCCGTGCTCGCTGATCTGCCAGCTCGATCACATGGGCCGGCTGCTCGTGCTGGAGGAAGTTCTCGCCGAGGACGTCGGCCTGGAAACGCACGTCACCCGCAACCTCAAGGGGAGGATTTATGCCGAAAAATACCACGGGAGAAGCTTCGCAGCGGTCGGCGACCCGAGCGGCATCGCCAAAGGTAACTTCCTGGAGGAAACCTCCTTCGATGTTCTTCGGCGCCTGGGCATCCCGGCGTGTCCAGCTCCCACCAACGGCGTGGAGGCACGGCTGGCGGCGGTCGAAGCACTGTTCTACCAGCAGCGTGACGGGGGTCCAGCGATCCTCATCGATCGTACGGGCTGCCCGACCCTGGTCCGCGCACTCAACGGCGCCTACCGTTTCGGCAAAACCAAAGACGGCCAAACGCGGCCGCTCCCGGAAAAGAAACACCCCTGGTCGGACGTCGCCGACTGCCTCCAGTACGTCTGCCTGACGGCAAACTCCGGCATGGTCGACCACATCGCCAGGCGGATCAGGCCGAAGGTGGCGAGACCTCGTGCTGCGATGTCGTCGGCGGGGTGGACCTAGTCTCCATCCACGGCTTGAACTCGCGCAACGTCGCCGGGTCGAAGGCGCTCCAATCTCCTGCGAATGTCGCTGCGCGGTCATCGATGGTCAGGAAGGCCGGCGGCTTCTCGTGGGCGAACTCGAACTGGTTGTAGACCACCGGGTCCGGGTGCGACTGGCCGGCGCCGTGGTGGCGCCAGTCGCCCCACTCGTGCTTGAGCCACGACCACATGGCGGTCTTGCCGTCGGCGTCCTTGCTGCGGCTCGAATAAATCACCAGCTTGAAATAGTTCTTGGCGACGCTCGCCCACTCCCAGAACCCCGGCGTCACCGTGCCGTAAATCTCGCCGCCCTGCCAGCCGTGCTCGTAGCTGTGGATGACGCCATCGAAGTCGAGGCAGAGGATCGGCAGGGTCACTTCGGCTCGCCGAGATCGCCATCCGGCGAATAATCGCCCCACTCGACGTGCTGCCCCTCAAGCTTGTTGATCAGCTTCGGCCTGGGCGCGTCTGGCGCGATGTTCGTATTGGCGTCCAGCCTGGGCTGGAACGATTTCGGCAGCGGCTGGTCGAGGGGGATTTTCCCGTAGTTGTTCGGATCGTCAGCCGGGTAGTCCCTGAACGCCCGGTGCAGCGCCATGAACCCCTGCTCAAGCTGGGTCCTGGCAATGGCGCACCAGCGCTTGTCGGCCAGGCCGCTTGTCGCCACCGAGTCCAGGTAGCTCAGCGTGTTCTCCTCCTGGCCGGTAATCGCCCGGTGGATACGCTCGATGGCGTCGTCGACACTGGCGGACTTGGGCGGCATTTCCATCAGTTAACCGCCATGAACAGCCGCTCGAACTGGCCGCGCTCCCAGACTTCCACCTTGAGATCGCCGGGCTGGTCACGCGCCACGCGGACCTCCTGCTGGGCGATGTAGTCGCCAATCCGGCACAGCGTCACCACGCTGGTGTCCGTGCCGTAGCCGGTCGGGACCCTGAGACAGGGGCCCGGCTCGATGCCGCGCACCGGGTCGTAATCGCCATACCCCGCCCAGTTGCGATCGACGAACTCCGGTGCCTGCACCATCGTGCCCGGATACTGCCAGGCGTCGACGATGCGGATTCTGCCCTCGTAGTGGTGGACGGGTTTCGGGATGATCTCGCCATGGTGGATGTGCACAGGCTGGCCGAGCTCGGCCTGCTCGCGGCCACGCTGGGCAGTGTACAGCTCACGCCGCAGATCGTTTCCCGCGGCGATCGGATCGGGGCGGTTGTCCTCGGCGGGATTGCGCGGGCTGTACGGGATATCCTCTTCGTCCTCGCCGTCCTCGATGTCCGGCTCGGTCTCGTCCGGGTCGGGCGTCGGGTCGCCATCGGGGTTTTCCGGCGTGCGCTCGGGCTTGGGATGCGGGTGCCGCGGCGTACTGCCGGGAACGTCCGGGTTGGCCACATCAGAATCGTCGCCCTCGCCAAGGCCGGGGTCGGCCGGCGGATTGGGATGCGGGTGCCGATGCTGGTCGCCATGCCCATCGGTTTCGCCGGGCACGTAGGGCGGCGGATCGTTGCGCCGATCATTCTCCAGCGGCGGCGGTGGCGGAGTATCCGGGTCGACGCGCGGCTCGGCGCCAGGGCGGATCGCCGCCTTGATGGGAGCCAGCAAATCTTCCAGGGCTGGCACCACGTCCTCGTCGGTGAACAGGAAATTCTTCTTCGCGGCTCGCGCCATCGGAGTATCCTCGGTTAGCGGTACACCACTCTACGCCGGGTTTCGGGCTGGACGCCAGCCTGGTTCGCCGGCACCGTCGGCGGGGTGCGGACGAACTCCGGCATCTCGTCAACGCGATGCTCGGTCGGCACCAGGCGGCTGCGCCGCCTGTCGACCGCATCGAGGTACATATCCAGGGCCCGCCTGACATGCTCCTGGATGGCGATGTCGTCAAACTCACGTGCCGCCAACAGCCGCGTCCACTGCAGCTCGGTGATCCGCATCGGCAGCGGCCTGAGCGGAGAGTTTTTCCGGTTGGTCAAATTCGGGTTGGGCATTGCTTTTGGATACCTGGTTTTCCCGGTATGTATGACGTTACGCCGGTTTTTGCAAATCGATATTTGGGCGACACCTAAAACATATGGGGGTGGGGGGTGGCGTTGGGCAGGTACCCCGCCCCGTTCCCGGTCTGTTCTGGGTCGCGGCATTATCGGCCGGAAACCCTAGTTGGAATTGCAGACATCGACGGCGTCTCCCGATGATCATAGTGGGGGCGCACTGACCGGGGCTTGTTGCTGTGCTCTACCTCGGCGGTGTGTGAAACGGTATGGACCCGCTAGCACTCTCTCCCACAAGTGGATGAGTAGACTCTTCATGGTCCGACAAGACCAGCGCTAATGCTGGGTAATGTCACAACTGAAGAGAAAAGCACACAAGGCGTGAGCTGGCGGTCATGAGGCCGACGGCTCACCACCCTTGTGTTTGAGCATCGACAGCCACGCTGTCGATGGTCAAACACAGGAGGCTTACCATGGCTTACGACAAGGTAACCAAGATCGACAGCATTGCGAAGCGCAAGGCTTATTCGAAGGTTAACGAAGGCGTACTGACCGAGCATATCGCTGCGTACAATCGTGGCGGCGCGTTCGCTGACTGGCAGCGTACCGATACCGGCGCGCAGCGTACGATCAAACTGACACGCAACGGCAAGTTGCGGCGCGATCTCCGTGTCGCTAGCGGCTTGCTACAAACGAATACTGCAACTCGCGGTACGTATCGCGGCAGGTAAACCCTATTGCCACCACTCGGAAGTTGAAAGGAGACCAAGACTGGCCCAAAACTACCGGCGCCACAGGCATATTCACACCATTCCCCCGAAGGGGGAATGGTGTGGCTGCGCTTTCGGCAGCTGCTATTGGGTTAATTGGTATAATTACCAATAAGAAAATAGATATATATGAGTCAGACACACAGACGCGAATTTAAATTCGCG